GGTTTTCGAATGCTACAAATGTGCTGCTTTTGCATCTTCCATCTTGATCTATATTAGGTGATCGAACAATACAATATCTACCTTTTAATTTTGTTCCAATCCAATCCTCAAACTCTCCTGTTAAAAAATCAACATCAGCGAGTTTGAACCGTGAAAAATGAGGAGGTAGAGTCTTCAGTTTTCTTTGTTTTAATACATCAATAGGATTAAGGTCGAACATAGTGCGAATATTTATAGACGGTGATTATTCTTCGACGGATTCTTGGCTAAATTTACGAGCTAGAGCTTTGTTGTAACCCATTTTCTTGATATCTCCAGAAAATAGATAAAGTTGAAATGCAGATTTTTCTTTTAACACAGTTATAGACTTTTTAGTGATATAGTAAGGGCCATCAATATTACTGTCTAACCACAGCAGAATTTGTGCTGTGATAGCAAAGTCTTTGGGAAATTCTACTTTGTACGTTTTTATTTTAGCTTCTTGTTCTATAAATTGCAAGGCAGGTTCAGTCAATCTAAGACCACCGGTGTCTTTGTCGCGAACATTCCACCACCATGTGCTGCGAAATTGTTTTAGGGTATTCGAGTCAGCTTGTTGATCAGCTGCGTGGAGGAATACCTTGGTGTAGGTATCCTTGAGGTCCATCTATTCTACCTTCTCACCTTGGGTGAGCTTAAACACTTCAAAGTCTTTGGTCTTAAACAGTCTATTGAGTTTTTTTGCGAGATTGATGGCATGACCTGGATTTGAAAACGACACTTTTTTATATTTAGGTCCAGGATAGCTAGCAACCAAACTACCACTCTTTAGATTAAAGGGTTGTCCTTTGTAGAATACTGCCCAAATGGCTTCGCTGTCAAGGATCTGTTCGATCTTGAAGTTTTCTTTGTTAGCATATTCTAACAGTATTCGGGGTTTTGGTCTACTCATTATATACGTGTTTCCTAATTAACCACGTATATATTTATGCCTTTTAGAAGCCTCCGCCATCAAACTTAACGTCGATTTTGGTAGTAGATTCGCGTATCTGCGCCAGCATAGTATGTATTTCCTGCACTGTACGACCTAATTTGCTGGTCATAACAGCTAATTCAGCGGTTAGGTCTCTGGCTTCTTGTATAGAGATACGAATATCCTTTTGTTGACTCTTTTCAGCAGCAGTTACTCGTTGGATCAAACGTTCAACTGTGGGAAGATTTGTCGGTAAGTTATTTTGAGACATTTGATAATACCTGTTTCATTTCTAATTCTGTTTTAAAAGGTCCTTTGTATTCGTATCTCTGTAAAGTAATCAGTTTAGGACAGAATGACTTGACCCAGCCTTTTTCAAAACGAATGACATAATAACCTGCGCAGTAAAGACTTTTCGAGTCACTGCTCTTGGTAAACAAAGGTAACTTGCGTTGAATGTCAAACATGGCATTGTGTGGAGCCACGCTGGTAGTATAACCGTGAACTTCATTAGGTTGTGCATCATGTGCTTCTTTTACAATCTTAGCTACAAAGAAATCTTTGCCAAATTGTCTGGTTAAGCTTTCTTTGGTATCATAGATACGAATACCTTCTTCATTGCTGAGAACAAATCTATTATCTTCGTTCTTTCTCAGTGTGGCAAATTTCTCACCATCCTTCTCAACTATCCAGAATTTGTTTTCTATGATAGGTTTTGCGTGTAAGTCTGTCATAATGTGTACCTCGCGTTTAACGGTTCTGCATAACTCTGTGCTTGATCTGCTATCTTTTTAAGATCATATAGGTTACAGAATTTAATTAATCTAATACCCACCTGACTGATATTTTTATCAGCCTGTGTAGCTGTGTTTATAGTTTCTTTAATAATTTGTTTGATATTGTCTGGCTGATGACTTAGATCAATCAGTCGACGATTGCGTTCATAATCTTCTAGAACTCTGTGTTCTACACCGTTGTGATCAGACCATCTCTGTAGCATGAGATTGTTCCAGTTATATCCTTTGCTTTTACGATCTTCGAACGCTTCAGTAAGACCCACTTTTTTGCTTGTGCCTTTAGTACGAACACCCGGATACGCTGAGAAGACATTATCACTGGTATCACCACGCATGCATTTTTCGAACAACAGCCATTCTGGGTTGGGGGCTGGCTTAGGTTCTTGTGTTTTCTTGTCAATGATTGCTTTGCCTTTGTCATCAAATATTCCTTCGTGCGTGATAACATGTTCCATGACACCGTTGTACTGTGTGACATTGGGTGCAATTAATTGTACAAAGTCTGTGTCTGTGCTGATGATAACATGATTATCTTGCGGATGGCTCTGTATCCAGCCTGCGATTAAGTCGTCTGCTTCTAGCTGTGGATTTTGCAGTACAGTACAATTGGTCTTTTCTGTGACAAATTCTTTAAAAGTGTCAAAGGCTTCCCAAAATACACGTTCTTCATCTGCTTCTCGCTCTGTATGTGCTGCACGAGCTTCTGCACGTTGTGCCTTATAAGGAGCATAGAAGTCTTTACGCCACGAACGACCTTCTAGACAAAATATAACATGGGTACCGTCAAACTGTTGCCATGCTTTGCGAATGCTGTTTAATGTGATATGAAAAGCCATGCCTAGCTTAATATCAGCATCACCATTTATCACATGTCTAGCACGAAAGAATGTGTTAGCAGTATCTACTAGAATATATGTCATTGATTCTTTCTTTTAACTTCGTTAATGTCAATTACACCTGTGTTAATCGGACCACCATAATCACCATCCACTACAACATTGGCACACAGTTCACGGAACCAGCGATCTACGATTTCTTCATCCTTATCACCATCTACTCCATAACCTTCTTGCTTTAATTTTAACACAAATGGCTCATTCCAGTCAAGTTCAAAAAAACCATTACGCACATTGTCTTTGTTAACATGAGTATTAAGCACACCTACCCACGGTTCTTTTTTACGAGTAGCACGGTCTTTCTCACTCAATTTACTAAGTTCTGATGTTTCTTGAGCTCTTACTGTTTCAGCCACTGCTTTGTCTCTGGCTTCTTGTAGTGCTTCTTTTTCTTGTTTGAGCTTTTCAATACCAAATAGTTTTTCAATTATTTTTTTCATTAAGTTCCCCACGCATTTTTAAACAAAGGTACCTGCAATCTATCACTGTAACGTAGGCCCATCTTCATAGCTAATTCTGCAACACGTCTGTTGTTTAGAGTATATACACTTTCAACACCACCTACAGGCATCAGATAAACGTGTCCTTCGAAACCTTCTGCTCTGTAAATGTCAACTGCTTCCAGTGCCTCCTCAGCATCGTCTTCTGTGGCAACAACAAACTTAAGATAGGTATGGCCAACTTCTTGATAGGAGCATACAATATCTGGACGTATAGCTTCATCTGGGTGCTCTCCTGAACAACTTAATTTTGCACTTACACTAAAAGTAATTTCTCGATTAAAATTCAAGTTAGGCATTTGCCATTGTAACAACAAATACTCTTTAAATTCATCTGTAAGCGGCTGAGTACCGTTAGTCTCAAATGTAATTTCTTTTAATCCTGCCATCTTAGGATGTTCCAGTAAGTCTGGATAAGAACGTTGCCAACCCAGTAAAGGTTCACCGCCTGTAATAACTAGATGTTCGTCTCGCCATTCTTTATACGGAAGAATATCAACAATCTTGTCAGCAAGTTCTTCAGAACTAAAAGCGGGACTAAGATGCTTAAAGCGAGGATCCCAACTAGCGTAGCTATCACACCCTGTGCTAACGAGAGGTAATCGTCCATATTCAGTGTAATTGTCTGGATTAATTTTGAGATATTCTTCACTGAGTTCTCCTTTGGGCATACCAAAACCTGCACATTTAAAATTACATCCAAATGTACGTAAGAAAACAGAAGGCACGCCCATATAGCGTCCTTCACCTTGTATACTGTAAAACAGCTCTGCAACTTTTATTTTGCTCATAATATATTATACACTCTTTTCTGCCTTTTTGTCAACCTTTTTGCTCAATGACCAAGAGCCATTTTTGTTATTTTTCCAAACAATAACATCTCCCTGTTTCCATCCCACCGCTTTTAATATCTCCTCGGTAAACGGCAAAACCAGTTCTTTGGTTTCTGGATCTTCTTGTAGAGTTATAGTCCAATGTGTCATATTGATATAGTCCTTCTATCTTGTACCTGTCTTTCACGGAATTCTTCTATGCGTAATCTACGACATTCATTTTTTACTGCTTGTGGATAATCGGGACTTATTTCTGCAATGCTACAGTCGTAGACCACAGTTCGATTCCCCCAATCAGCATTGGCCAGTATCACTATAGCCACTAAAAGAACAACGGCGATGATTAATTTATCTTTCATATAATGCTGTCGCTTATAAGTAATCTGCACATGAGTGCGTCTTTTTCATTACGAAAATCAAAATGCATACATTCTGCACTTACCTCTGTTACATAACGCCCGCCGGGCAAACCAAAATGTTCAATAATTCTAGCACAGGTTTCATTCCACCATGTGTTTTTTTGATTGGCCCAAGGAACAGTTATTCTTGCCATTTACGATAATTGCCCTTTTCTGGTATCACATGACGAATACCGCCAGTGGGATCTTCCATATCTCCCTTGCGTCTTGGTATTAGATGAACATGCGGATACGGCACAGTTTGTCCTGCAGCCTCCCCCCAATTTAATCCAATATTAAATCCGTCCCATTCGCCTGACTTCACCTTTTGTTTACCCACTTTAAGTGCATCGGCGAAGCAGTCTTCAATGACTCCGTCTGCTGCATACTGTGGAACAAACAAAAGATGACCTTCTGTCACAGGATATTTGTCTGCATAAATGACCACATGAAAATCTTCCAGTATAGGATCTTTCCATGGTGCTTGCCCGTCCGCTTGTGCGTCAGCCAGCGTGTATTTCAAATTCATCTCTGATACTCCTTGTACTCTCTAGGCAATTGATCTTCTTTAATTACAAATTCTAGCCCAGCCATAGAACCAACATAGGCATTGTTCATGTATGTCATTCGCAATTTCACTGTATTAAGAGCCACTTCTAAAAATGCCTTAGGTTTGTGATTTAATATATGAGCCTCTACATCTCGGCCTTTGTCTGTGCAATGAACCATTATCTTACTCATTTCGTCCACCAATCTTCATAAGGAAAATCTATCCATACATCGTTTTCGGCTTTATTGATTTCTTCACCAGAAAAATCAATCCTAGCTTTAAACTTTGATGATAGATTATCAAAAATTACAGCAAACTTGACATTTTGATTCCATACATCATCTTCCCATACAGCATCCTCTGGAAAACAACTTGCAGGCCAATCTTGCATGATCCAATTCAATGTAGCACCTGTGTCATTGATATCATCTACTATAAGAATATTTTTACAGTTATCCCCGGCTGAAAGTAAGTCGCTGGCAGCTTCTAGAACAGAGCCTACATCATTCTCATCTTCTACGTATACCTCGGGTCTCGGATGCCCAT